TGTAAAAAATGTTCTTGCTGGTAAAACACAGCTACTTGAACCAGATACACAGTTCTCTCATTCATTATATCAGAATAAAGTTGATGTAGTTAATGAGATAACGCATCTTACAACAGAAACCAGAATTGATGCACAGTTGGTTGTGCTTGATGGTAAAACAGAAGAGGGTTCAAGTTCTACAAGTAAAATTACTGAGTTGAAGTATGATACGACAATGCTTGATGAGAATGAAAATTTAATTTTCTTAGCCCCAAATACAATAGAAGCAGCAGCTCCTTTTAGTTCTTATGTAAAATATATTCATAATATTGGTCAGGCTGGTAAGGAAAGGCCTGCTTATAGCAACAAAAAAGATCAGTCAGTTCTTATTCAAATTGATGATGAATACACAATGAAGGATAATGAGTATATTATCTTCTTTTGGAAAGATTCAAATGAAGATGACGCTCCTTACCTGTATCATAAGTTTGATTCAAGTTCATCCTCTCTTGGTAAGATTGTTCAGCCTGGTGGTTTCTCATTAAAGAAACAGCCGAATCCGGATCCATATAGATTACCGAAAATTCCGGATAGTATTTTAATGAGCTTGCCTGCAGGTAAAGGGTCAACTGAATATATAACTCAGCAAGTTACTGGTGAAGTTCTATCACATTCTACTAAGGAAGAAAATGAATCATATTCAGCATCTTTAACGGAGTATATTGCGAAGTTAACAGGTGATGGATTCTCATTAACAGGATCAACAAATATCACAATTAGAAAACCAAATAAGTTAATTTTCAATACAAAAGATAATCAGGTAAGAAATATCTATTGGTCATTATCTAATCCATCTGGTAATAAATCCGTTCTATTCCGAGACGGTGAAACTCAAAGAATTTTACAGACTGGTGAGCACCTTTTCTATGCAAACCCAAGTAAAACAACTTTTTATACACTTGGATATGGAACAATCATTGAAAGATCAAATGGTGATGGTGAGTGGGCTGTTAGACCCATGGATAATGATAAATTTATGTCTGATGGCATTGACTATTTTAATGCTTTATGGTTTGTCATACCTGAAGGAATTTCTCTCAGTGTAACAGAAACAACTTACTATCAAGTAGGTCATGGTAATACCGTGTCATTAACATATGTTGGTGAGATGGATCTTGGTGACGAAAGCGTTGATCTTAACAACTATAAAAAAGATGAGTTACCTAAAGATATTCCACCAGCTATTAATTTTAGAAATTTCTCAACTGTTAAGAGTACTGGCACATTTGTTAATGATGAACCATATGAATTAACAAATTTCCGCATTACTTATCAGAATGATGAAGGTGATGTGACAACTCTACCTATGCGTAGTGATCCTGAAACATGTTGGAGAGGATATTCATTGTTGAATATCAATATGTCTTCAACAAAACCACAGGATCTTACATCGAGACAAAAGATTTACTACTATACTGATGAAGATAAACTCACTGATCCACCGAAAGAAGAAAATGTATTTGATGGTACTGGTGGTTTATCATTGCAATCAAATATGAGTTTGTCTCTTGTTGGAGGTGAACGATGCGATGTTAGATACAGAGATATTTTAACAGAAAAGTTAACACCTGTAAACATATATTCTTATGAAACACAAAAGTTACCTGCTGGAACATCTCCTTCAATGTTCGCAATCAATTGGAATGTTGCTAGATATGTTGAGTCCGGAGATAATGACGCATATGATAAACAATTCTTCATTAATCTGATTGAAGGTAAATATATTTTACCGATAACATTCGGAGTTGATATTCATGGGTTTGAAGCATATTATTGTACTTCAGACAGAGCTGATGCTACAAGAATTAAACTCGATACAGTCAATAAGATAAAAATAGATGAAATGGAAAAAGTACTGGCTGGTACATATTATTTTGATATACCGAGTGATGCAAAATCTCTTATTTTTAAAGCAATTTATTCTCCAACAGAGGAGGAAGTTGTTACACCAGAGAACGCAAGTACAACTGTTACGTTAGGTCAGCTATATAAATACAACATAACAATGAATGGTGAAACTTACAATAAGAGACTTGATCTTCTTATTGATCTTGATACTGAAAATAGATACAATTATACATATGTTGTTCCAACATCGTTGCTTGTGGCTGATCCTTTATCTGCAAGTTCTTTCTTTGATAAAAATCACGTATACAACAAATATTCAATTGCTCAGTGGGTACCTGATACAAGTGACGTAGCTGTGTCATCAAATATAAAATAAGAGGTATCATTCATGTTGTTTAGATTACAAAATAATGTACCTGAAGTATATGTCAATGAGTCACGAGATTTTCAGTTATTCTGCAGACTATATGACTCTGCATTTAATAGTACAAAATATTCAATTGATTCGTTACAAAGAGCAACATCAACAAAAGAATGTGATGCAACACTTTTAGATCTTCTGAAAACAAAATTAGGTCTATTTAGTACTGTTGAAGTTCCTGATGATTCTTTGAGGTACATTTTAACTGCATTTCCAGTTATTATGAGATACAAAGGTTCAAAAATTGCAATTGATTATATTCTTACATTATATTCAAGACTATCACATTCAGAAAATGCATTTGCAACATATGATGAAGCTGAATTAATAAATTCAAGACTTATTCTTACATTTGCTTCAGCTTTCAAAGTTGATGAACTATTGTTTGAATTACTTCAATATGTATTACCAACTGGCTTCTTAATTGAGTATAAAATTGTAAGTGTTGATTCTTATAATTCATATATCCGATTTTGTGATAAACTTACATATAATGTCAGCACTGTTAATGAACTTAGTGAGGTTCTTCCTGAGGGTAAAGATAATCACGAGCTAAAATCAAATGTTGGATTAACAGTAATTGCAGAAAATGAGGCTACATCATGACACAAAAATCATCATTAGTATATAGCGGTAAACTTTATCTGACGGCAAATGACAAAACATTTGTTACATATAATTCCGCATCAAAATATTTATTCAAGCTAATTGCATCAATTCTTTGTGTAGAAAATTTTAGTTCTTCTAAACTGCCTACATATGTGATGTTATATCAAGCTACAAAAGATGCGCTGATACAAAAACCAGATGTACGGTTACATAAGAATTCAGAGTTGTTGAATCGCTTTGTTGACATAACAAGGTACACAACGGATAGTGGTGACACAGTTGATTCAAATTTTATTTCAACAATTTATTCCTCAATGTTATTATCAGCAACTTATCAACCTGTAGTTGTAACATTAGCCCTTGTGGGTCAAGATAAGTCAGAAATTCTTGCAGCTGTTGAATTTAACAAAGATGTGTATGATATTATCCGAAGTGGTAGTCAGGCTCAATTGAAGTGGGTATTGACAATATCAAATTCTTGAGGAGGGCAATTAAGTGTATCTTAGTTCAAACAAAGTTCATGTTTTTCCGCTTGGAACACATAGAAGTGAACAACTAACTGACCATCTTCTATCAGAAGTAAATTTAAGAAATATAATTAGATCAACAACAGAAATTCCAAGTTTTGTTATATCAGAAACGTTCGATCCAACTGGATCATTTGAGTTTGTTATTGATGGTTATTACTTTGTGTTAGAAGGTTCAAAACAAACTCCACTCAAATTTAGTGGAAGTAAAGTTTACGCTGCAATTGTTATTAATAAGATGAGTCCATCGAATCCATTATTGTGTGGTGCAGATACAATTGATAACAATGATCAAACAGTGTTTACAGGTATACAGTTCTGTTCATCTGAATCCGAAACATCAATTGAAATACCTGAATTAGTTACTGATTATGAAGTTAAGTATTTACACATATTGAATGAACAAAGCCCTGTTGGTAGCGGAACTTATTCAATCAATGAGAATTCAAGAGCAAGATTTAGTAATGCAACAATCAATAATTCATTAACTGAAGTTGATGGTGGAGTGGTATAATAACAAAAATTTTTAACTAAATATTTTACAGTTTTCATTGATTTAACCGTATTGAAATGTATATAATAATATATAGAGCTATAATATTTTTCATAGTTCTATATATTATTATTTTTATGTTTGAATAGAGAAGTATATAACATGAAGCCAAGAAAATTTGAGATTATTGAATGTCCACATTGTGGTAGAGAATATTTACCAGCTGAAATATTTGTTCCTCATCCGTTTTTTGGAAGACCTCGAGACATTGTTCGAGATGTATATGGTCATATTTTAGACTTTGAAGGCAATTCAATGGATGTTATTGATACATATACATGTGACAATTGTAATACAGAATTTCAAGTTCGTGCAAAGATTACATTTGTTGTTGAGCCGACAAAATTAGAGAATTTTGATGAGCCCTATGTTTCAAAAATGCATACAAATACATTATTTTTGAGTGAAGAATGATTCGAATATATGAACGACCTACTGTAAAAGTTCCTGGTCTAACATCCCTATTTGTATCGTTTGATTTTAATCAACTTATTGTTGATGAAATTAAGTTGTTACAGAATACGTTCTTTAACCCAGAGACAAGGGAGTGGGAAATTCCGTTGACTGCGTTAAGTGAGTTTCTGGATCGTTGTTGTAAGATTGATTCAGTTGACCTTAACTTACTTGAATGTGATCAGGATGTTAGTTTTGATGTGACTTTACAATCTTACAAGACAACACCGTTTGATTATCAGCTTGACGGTATTAAATATGGATTGCAGCATGACAGATTTCTTCTTTTAGATGCTCCTGGTCTTGGCAAGAGTTTACAGCTTATTTACCTTGCTCAAGAGCTTAAAGAAAAAGAAAATCTACAGCATTGTTTGATTGTTTGTGGTATTAATTCTCTTAAAACCAACTGGAAATCAGAAATTGAAAAACATTCAAATCTATCATGCACAATTTTAGGTCAGAGAATTAACAAAAAGGGCAAGTTTGTTGTTGATGGTATTGACAAGAGACTGGAACAGTTAAAAAATCCGATTGAGGAATTTTTTGTTATTACAAATGTGGAAACATTAAGAAATGACAAAATTATTCAAGCTTTGTTAAAGAATAAACATAATAAATTTGATATGATTGTTGTTGACGAAATACATAAATGTAAAGGTCAGAACAGTCAACAATCAAAAAATTTATTGAAGTTGAATAACGCAAAACATCGTGTTGGTGCCACTGGAACATTAATTATGAACAATCCACTTGATGCGTATGTTCCATTAAAGTGGTTAGGACACGAGCATTCAACATTTAGTAATTACAGATATTACTATTGTTCTTATGGCGGGCCTTTCAATAACATGTTGATTGGCTTTAAGAATTTAACTGTTTTACAAGAACAGTTAAAAAAGTATTCTCTTAGAAGAACAAAAGATATTCTTGATCTTCCTCCAAAAACAATTATACCTGAATATATCGAGTTAAATGATGCTCAATCAATCTTTTACAATAATATAAAAGAGGGAATTGCAGCTGAAGTTGATAAAGTTAAGTTAACAACAGCTAACACACTTGCAATAACTGTTAGATTAAGACAGGCAACAGCTTGCCCCTCAATATTAACAACTGAAAGTATTGAGTCATCAAAGATTGAAAGAGCTGTTGATATTGCTGAACAGTTGATATCATGTGGAGAAAAAGTTGTTATTTTCTCAACATTCAAACAAACTGTTTATGAATTATACAAACAGCTATGTAACTATGGTGTTGTTCTTGGAACAGGTGACCAAGATGATGCTGAGCTTGAATTATCAAAAACAAAATTTCAAGATGATCCCTCAACAAGAATTTTTCTTGGAACTTGGCAAAGATCAGGAACAGGTATTACTTTGACAGCTGCAAGTTATATGATTTTTATTGACACACCCTTTACAGCTGCAGAGTTTGAACAAAATTCTGACCGTATACACAGGATTGGTGCAAAAAATCCAGTATTTATCTATAACTTGATTGCAAAAGATACAATTGACGAACGAGTTTGGGAAATTGTTAATGATAAAGAAGCTATTTCCGATTACATTGTTGATGAAAAGATTTCTGAAAAAGGTCTTAACAGTCTCAGAAAATATATTGAAGAATTTATCTAGTTGAATAAATTATCTATTTCCATTATACTTAGTATTGTAAAGTGTGATGGAGTAAGTAGGCGTCACATATCAGTGGCGCTTTTTATTTTCTAGTTGATTAAACTCTTAGTATCATTTATAATATAATTAACAAATAAGAACCTAAGGGAGGGAGTAAATTGACTGAATGTTAGACGAATATAAAGAACTCTATCGTCAATGTGCGGATCTAATTGACGATTGGCAGAAGTTATCAAAAAATGATTTATGTCGTGAATATGTCAAGAACGCTGGAAGACCTGATATACAAGATTCATATTTTGCAGCAATTATGTATCGGTACTGGAATTTAATTCCGAAATATTATTATATGAGTCAGAA